TGTTGTCTGCCAAGGGCTAATTGATTCTGTTGGAATTGATTAACGTAACCGGGTAGGTTATCTAGGAAGTCAGCAAATGGTGTGTCGTACTGACCGGGAGCCAGACGCTGTCTTCTACTGTATATCGTTCTAGGGCCGTTAGCCATTATACTACCTGTTCAAAGTCTACATCAACCTTGCTATAGTCTACAGCAAGATATCCATTATCAGCTTCAAAGGATGCCCAAGGAACCTCTTGTGCCATGACACCCCGATACACACCTTCACCATATTTCTTATCTTTATATTCAAACGTATATATGTTGATACCACTATCAGACAAACCGGTTAGGTTAATATTCTCTTTTAAGTTCATGTCGCTTTGATAATCGTCTGAGTCAGATTGCTGATTGTAGTCAACAACAAGTCTCCATTGACTACCGTCCCAATAATATTTTTCAGAACCCCTAGAATAAGTATCGTTAAGATTGGGGTTTTTAGGTGCGTTAATGTGCTTATATCCAGCAATATTACCACCACCTGCAACAATATCTGCGGCAGTTCCTAATGTTTGAGATGCGAACTCTTTTTGCTCTGATGAGATCGTGTCTTGATAGGATTCCTCACCCTTTTCAAGCATTTCCATCAATGACCCCTGTGATGCACCAAATCCCGTATCTACGCTAGAAATACCCCCACCCGTTGTATCAGATACCGCCTGTCCTATTTCCTTCCTTGCTTTTATAATATCGTAAGGATCAAATGCTTCAAATAGGGCCAGTTGATCAGGGGTCGCTGTCAAGCCCTGCTCTTGTAAAACAGATTGTGCTGTTAATCCTCCAGTCTGCATACCGATAAGACCACCGTCTTGAAGGCCTTCACCTCTCGTAAACACATTACCAATAATTTCAGAAAGTGAGGGTAGTGGTGAATATCCTTGAGCACTTCCTGTTATGGGCCCCGATATTTTGCCAGCTGTAGCACTAGCGTATTGCGGATCAGCGAAACTAAATATATTTTCCGGCGAACCATAGCCGGTCACCCCCTTACCAGCGGCAAGTTTGCCAAAACTTTGCCATCCTTGCTTAGTGAGAGGGTTGTATTCACCATATATACCACCGCCGGGAGTAAGCCCCGCTGTAAGGCCAGCCTTTACCCCAGCCATTCCTGCACGACCTACTATACCACTCTGGTACTCATCACTAGCCCTGTTTATATCCTCAAAAGATTCTTGGGAGTATACAGTACCACTTTTATCATAATCTTTTGCCTTTCCAGCACCAAACTTTTCACCTAACCCAGTACCAAGTCCTTGACCAATAGCCGCACCCGGAGCACCACCTAACATGCCCCCCGCTAAGCCACCAACCGTTCCTAATATAGAACCCCAAAGGCCACCCTTCCCCTGCCTTTCGGCCTCTTGTCTTTCATAGTCTTCTAATAAACTGCGGTCTTTTTGACCTTGTAGTGCCCTCGCCAATAAGGCGGCACCCGGAGTTCTCTTCGGGCTAAAACTTTTTTTATATGCAGGTGACACACTATCGCCAGTTTGCATCATGGTCAATAAAGTGCCAGCCCTACCTGTGTTATAATTATATGGCTTAGGCCCGGATGTCCTGACGGTGTGTTCTTTTGGTGGAGAAGAGTATTTGATCATACTATAATTCCTTTGAATTTAATAAAACTTTTATCATAATGACCATACTATATTGTCACTATCGCCTTCCAAATAGATGTCATAAAAAAATGCTTCTCACTTGTAACGATATTTGTATTGTCTGCCTGTATTGTTATTCCTATTACGTCTCCAGCTCCCACTGTGGGCGTAGCACTCCAATCAGATTGATTAATAACAAAATTGGTATTATCGCTCCAAGATGCCGTAGCGTCAAAAGTACAAACTCCATCTCTGGCTGTGTCTCCACTATCCACTTTCTCTATTCCAAAAACAATATCAGTTGCGGATGTATCCATTGCAGGTGTTCTAAAATATATTTTATGACACACCATATTAAATGGAGTCAAGTAGCTACTTCGAGGTTCTAATAAAGCCGTTTGCTCTGATGGCCCCACCCAAGGAACGTATATTTTTGTACTTGGAAGATCATCGGTAAAGTTATGTGAAAAGGCACGGTAGTCAACGAAAGAAGAGCTGTATTCCAACCTAGATGTTTTGAGAGTACCACCTACTTTATTACCCCCACCCTTGGTCATATCAGAACGCCATAGCTGACCTCTTTCTTTTCTATATCTAGACAGAACACCCCTACGATCAAAGAATAAGACCTCTTCTCCCTCCCTCATTGATTGAATGGATGGTTGGGTCTCCACCACTCGTATCTTATCTTGTTTTTTATTGGTAATGGAACGACTGACCCTATCCATTATGTACCCTTTCTATATAAAGCCCTATATTCTATGGATATGTCATTGATATAGACCTTAGCAGAGGTAGATGACGTGTCTAAATTGAGCGATGCCTTGTTACACGTTATTGGGGATGACGGGGTTATCTTTACCTTTGCCCAGTTACTAGCAGAAGCGGATATAGTTCCAGCCAATGCTGTTGATGTATTATCATCCTCTACTATTGTAAATAAGTTAGTAAGAGCAACATCTGATTTATAGGTAAGATGTACAGCGTATATCTTCTTTACCTGTGCAGGGTTTCCAAAATCAATGTCCCTAGTCCTGAATTTTGTATTTGTGGTAGCTATGACATCACGCTTGATCTGGTATATATCAACAGCACTTGCAGAGTCGTGACCGATATAGGTTCTCTCTGTCTCCGCATCAACAGAGTTCGTGATACCGTCATTAGCGTCTAATATAAAATCTTTTATAAATGTAAAATTCCCCTTTTTTAGATCGCACATATATGCATCACCATTATTGCTCATATTCGCTACAACAAAGACCATTGACTCTCGTTGATCATATATGATCGAAGAAAGTGCCCCCACATGTGTAGCCCAAGTAAAATCATCTATCTTGTTCTCCTTTAGGTTGGTTATATTAGAGCCATTATACAAAAACAAACCTTGTTCATTTGCCCAGACTAGACCATACTGAGTTCTTTTTACAGCCTCTGGGTGTGCCACCCCTTGATATTGCCTACTCTCTTCTAAGAACCAATCACGGTCATTCCCTGCTATATTGATAATATCCACACTATATCTCTTGTAGGCAAGTAGCCTATCAGCATAAGCTTCTATGGCAATGTATACATCAGCGTCACCCTTTGCCGCTTCTATAAAGTTATGAGATGGAAATGTATCATACCTGTTTGGCATAGAGTACATGATCCTATCTGGATATGATTTTACAGTAGCCTCCGCTTTGGTAGAACCCGTCTCCTCATCCTTTATCGTAACATTACATACAAAGACCCTATTGTTAGAGACCACTACATCTTTCCAGTGCTCCCCTTGGTCTCCTAAAGCATTACTAAACACACTAGATGAAAAACCATTGATGACCTCATAGGTTATATATCCTAGTTCAGTGACTCTAAAATTATTAGCCACCAATCGGTCTGGGCATGAATAAAAACTACCCGTAAGTGTTAGCGTAACACCTGTGCCATCTGCTGTGGCGTTGTCAGAGATAGTTATAACATTAGAAGTGTTATTAGCCGCTGTAATAGTCGCCCCTAAAGGGATTCCAGTTCCCGAAATAGACATCCCCACTACAGCAAGGTCATTAGATGTATTTGTAATATTTGCATTGCCGTCTGTTGTATTTCCAGTTAAGGACTCTCTTGGATTATCCCAATCGGTGTACTCATCGGAGAGCTTTGTTCTACAACCCTTACCCAAATGAATATCTAATAACATAATATATTCTGAATCTACACCTTTCTTTCTTATATAGATCCTACCCCCCGATATTCTTTCATCAAAAGGCCCGACAGTTGCTACGTTCAAAGATAAAGACTTAAACTCAACATCCTCTGAAACTGCGTGTGTGTCTGTATAGGCTAAAGGAAGAGACTCTTGATTATCGTCATATATAAAAGTTTGAGCAAATTCATACGTTCCACTTTCTATTAATCCATCTTCATCTGTTTCGGTAGCCACAGCTATATTAAAACCGCCTCCAGCGGTTAGTGAAATAGCCGCAGAAGAATCGCTCTCTTGTATTTTTTGATAACTAGCCAATGCCCCAGCTGTCCCAGAGGTTGAAGCTATTGTCCCATCCGTAGGTGGGTCAAGGGTGTTATCATTTGCATAATACGCCATATAGGAATTACTGTCTTCAGTGTTATTCGCCCCACTAAAGTGCCTTCTCTGTACCCAGCCATACCACTGTATCTTGCAATCATTTGTATCAGCGGTGTCGCAACAACGTATCGCATCTTCAACCCTGTAATACTTAACCTTAGATGCTATGGTCGAAGCAGAGGATCTTAGGACAATAGTGTTATGTGTGTAGTTGTTTGCTCCGGTTGAGAACACATCAATGTCGTTAGCGGCAGGATTCGCTACCAGTATCAAAGAGTCACCAAAAGAAAATCCCTTTAGTGTAGCTCCCCAAAATACTTGAGGAGGGCTTTCAACAGCAATGGGAATCGCCCTGTCAAAAACGATATTATTGCTATTAGTATCCACCACATGATAAAGACCTTGAGCCGAACTGTCAATACCATTAGCAGGAAAGGAACTGGCAGTCATCTGCACTAATGTACCTACCGGGAATGAGGATGCTAAGTTTTGTTGAGTACCACTAATTTTGTATTCTAACTCCCTAAGTAAACCACCATTCGTTCTTGCTATGAATCCAGTTGCAGAACCTTCGGTATCATCGTCCCCCGCAATAGAGCTTGTTTGGGCGACTGTTACAGGGTCTCTTACATGATCTGTCTCAAAATAGCCCAACCCATATCCCGGCTCTATGTCTGTTATCTCATCAGCTTGGTATGCAGAGATCTTATTAGCTGTCTGGGCCAATGAGTATGACGGTTGAATACCGCCATACACATTGAACATTACATT